GGCGGAGCGGTATTTACGGTTCCAGCATGTTCTGCAAGGGGTGAAATTCTCCGCAAGTTGGCGTCTGAACTTGGGAAAGAGGATGGCACAACAGAAACCGAAACACCGGCCCGGTCGTAGACCAATCGACTGGGATCCGATCGAAGTCGAGTATCGGATGGGGCGGCTGACTCTGGCCGCACTCGAGGCGAAGTACGGCGTCTCGGCCACGAACATCAGTCGCCACATGCGCAAGAACGGGATCGTGCGCGACCTGACGGATTCTGTGCGCCTTGCAACGCGGGCGAAGATCATCGAGCGCGAGTACAACAGGCGGCTGGAGAGTGCAACAGGGTTCGCGAAGAACGCAGTCGAGGCGGCGGCGGAAGTTGTGGCGGACGTAGTAGAGCGTCATAAATCCTCGATGCTCCAACTGCGGGAAATCTGGACGACACTTGTCAACGAACTGATGAGTTTGTCGGTTGCGAAAAGGAAGGGCCTGACGAAGGAGCGGCTGATCCAGATCGGGGCGGACGCTGGGTTGGACGAAGAGGAAGTCAGAGCAGCAATCGAGGCGGCGACGATGCAGTCGAGGATCGGAGCGGTGGACAAGCTGGCGAATGTGCTTGCGAAACTTGTACCGCTGGAAAGAAAGACGTACGGTCTGGACGAAGACGGCGCAGAGAACGAGTGGGAGACGAAATGGAGATTGCTCGCAGAGCAGTACGACACGGAGTTAACGCAATCCACTCAGGGATAGCGAGAGTGAACGTAGCGAACGACCTGTTCGATGCTCCGCTGAGGCGTCGTAGTCACTTGCCAGATGCTGTTGCGGTTGCTGTTGCAACGTTCGTGATCGTGATGGTCTGGTGGGCGCTGTGCATCTGACGTGGCTTGCGCTTGTTGTTTTTTTGCATGTGGCGGTGATCGTAGCGTTGCTTTGGAGGCCTAGTGAGACCGTGCAGCAGAAGAGGAGGGTGCAACAGGTCGCAATCATCGATGGAACCGACCTGAAATTTGCCGCCGCAGACGGCAGAGGGCTCGGTTGCGACGAAAGCTACTTCGGCGTCGGCCTCAAGGTTCGGTGGGACGGGACGGTGATCGAGGTGGCTCCAGGTGGGCCCGCAGAGAAGGCAGGAATCGTAGTCGGCGACGTAATACACAAGCCTTGGTACGACGAGTATGAAGGCGGCATGTACGTCGTGCGTGTGGTCCGTGGAAACGAAACTGTGCGTTTCAAAATGAAGCGCGAACGAATCTGCTTGGTGGCCGATGGGCGCGCAGGGTGAACGTGTGACACTTGACACCGCCGACGTTGTCGGGCGTGGCGCGAAGGACTACCGGTTCTACGCCTACGTTTTCCAGCGCGTCCTATCGAAGAGCGGCGAGCTTGTGCCGTTCAAGCTTAACCGGGCGCAGTTGCATGTCCACGAGTTGATCGAGCGTCAACTAAGAGAAAAGGGTTGGGTGCGCGCGATCATTCTCAAGGGTCGGCAGCAGGGCATATCGACCTACATTCAAGGTCGACTCAACTGGCGGTTGAAACACCGTGCTGGGGCCAAAGCGTACGTCGTAGCCCACGAGCAGCGCGCGAGTGACAACATGTACGCGATGGCGATCAGGTTTCATGAGAACACGCCGCCGGAGTTTCGTCCGTCGACTGGTGCGGCGAACGCGAAGGAACTATGGTTCGACCTGCTCGATAGTCGCTACGAAGTAGCGACCGCTGGAACGCGCGAGACTGGTCGGTCGGGGACGGCGCAGTATCTGCACGCGTCAGAGTACGCATACTGGCCAACACCCGAGGCGCACTGGGCGGGGCTCGGTCAGACGGTGCCGCTGTTGCCTAACACCGAGGTGATCGTCGAGTCGACTGCCAATGGCGTCAACAACGATTTCTACCGCCGGTGGAAGGCCGCGATCAACGGGTCGAGCGACTATCTGCCGATATTCGTCCCGTGGTTCTGGCAGACGGAGTACACGTTACCGATCCCGGACGGTTGGGCGCGGACGCCAGAAGAAGACCAGCTTGTCGAGGTTTACGGCGACAAAGGTCTGACCGATGAGCACTTGGTCTGGAGACGATGGAAAATCGCCAACGACTTCGACGGCGACGTCAACCGGTTTCATGCGGAGTATCCGTGCAACTGGCAGGAAGCGTTCGTCTCGGACGCGCGCGATTCGTTCATCCCGGGAAGCTTGGTCGTACGGGCACAGGCGATGCAATCCGTTGTGCCGTCGGGGCCGATGGTCGTGGGCGTAGATCCGGCACGGTACGGTGACGACCGGACTGCAATCGTGGTCCGTCAGGGCCGAAAGGTGCGCGCAGTCAAGACGTACGCGAAGCGTGGCACGATGGAGGTCGCTGGCATCGTGGCCAGATTCATCGAGGCGCACAATCCTGACGCCGTCTTCATCGACGTGATCGGGATCGGGTCTGGCGTGTACGACCGGTTGTGCGAACTCGGGTACGGCGCACAAGATGATGAGTCCAAGAACGTCGTCTTCGCGGTGAACGCTGCGGAGAGCGCAATCGAGAACGACAAGTACGTCAACCGGCGTGCAGAAATGTGGGGCGAAATGAAACGTTGGCTCGAAGAGTTCCCGTGTTCGCTGCCGCAGTCGGACGAAATCCTCGCAGACCTGACTGCGCCCGGGTACACGTACGACAGTTCGGGGCGACTCCGCATCGAGTCGAAGGAGAGCATGAAGAAGCGGGACGAGAAGTCGCCCGACATCGCGGATGCGCTTGCGCTGACGTTCGCGGAGCCGGTGCGTAGGAAAGAGAAGAGCGGCCCAGTTGTCGCCGCATTCAGACCGTTCGATGAGGTTGTTGGCTACTGATGCAAACGGAAAACTATCCGCCGAGTGAAGACGAGGTTCTTGACCGCCTCGAGGCGTTCGGCGTCGCGGTCCAGAAGCTGATCGACGAAGCGATCAGTGCGCGCGACGCAAGCGGCATCGAGTCGCGGTGGATCGAGGATCTGCGGCAGTACTACGGGTCAGAGATCTCGCAGCACTCGTACAGGTCGATGACGCAGATGGCGCAGGAGGGTGCGACTGAGGCGACCGTCTCGGGGGAGCGGCCGACCCGCAGCAGAATCTCGGTGAACATCACGCGCCCGAAGACGAACGCTGCGATCTCGCGCATCTCGGAGATGATGCTGCCGACGGACGACAAGAACTTCGCAATCCGCCCGACTCCGAATCCTGACCTTTCTGCAGACCTGCTTAAGGGGCGCGACACGGTGTTGACCGCTGGCGGGCAACCGATCATGAAGCCAGACGGCACAGAACTGACTGCCGCTGACGCTGCGAAGCACGCCATCGATGAGGCGGCTGAGCGCGCGAAGCGGATGGAGCGGGAGATCGAGGACCAGCTTGTCGAGTGCAACTACAACGCAGAGTTTCGCAAGGGTATCTGGGACTTCTGCGTCCTCGGGACGATGATCCTCCGTGGGCCTTTTGTGAAACGTTACGTCAGCAAACGTTGGACGAAGCTGCCGAACGGGTGGGCGCTCCAGATCGAGGAGAAGTATGCGCCAGCGGTTGTACGCGTGAGCCCGTGGAACTTCTACCCTGACCCCGCTGCAGGTGGCGACATCGAGAAGGCGCGGTACGTCGTGGAAGTCGAGGAGTTCAACGCGAAGACTCTCCGCGAGTTGCGTGGTCAGCACGGTTACATCACGAGTCAGATCAATGAATGCCTGAACGAGGGGCCAAAGGCGTCCAAGGGTGGAAGGAGCCGCAGGGTAGGTGTTGACCGGATCGTCCCCGGCGAGTACGTGACGCCAGACGACGCAGTCTTCGACGTGTACATCGTGCACGGTGAATTCACTCGTGGCGACCTTGAGGCGGCTGGAGTCGAAGGGTGCGAATGCGAGAACGATGATGAGCGTCAGGACGCAGTCAGCGGGTGCGTGTTCATCTGCAACGGCAGACCGATCAAGGCGTACCTGAACCCGCTCGACTCCGGTGAGCTTCCTTACTCGGTGGCGCAGTACGAGCGGATCGAGGGGCAGATGTTTGGGGTCGGCGTCCCGTACATCCTACGTAACCCGTCGAAGGTCGTGACCGCCGGGTGGCGGATGATGATGGACAACGCGGCCCTGTCATCCGGCGGACAGATCGTCATCAACCGAAAGTTGATCGAACCTGCTGACAAGTCTTGGGCGCTCACTGGGTCCAAGATATGGTTCTCGAAGGACGGAGCAATAGACGTAGGGCACGCGTTCAAGACGTACCAGTTCGACACTCGGCAGAACGAGATTCAGGCGATCATCGAGCGCGCGATAAGGTTCGCCGAAGACGAGTCGAGCATCCCGTCGCTTCTGGAGGGGAATCAGGGTGGCGCGCCAGATCAGGTCGGGTCGATGACGCTGCTGTACAACAACGCCAACACTGTGCTCCGCAGGCTTGTGAAGACCATCGACGACTGCATCACCGACACGATGATCTCGCGGTTCTACGACTGGAACATGCAGTACAACGAGGACGAATCCATCAAAGGCGACTTCCAGATCGACGCGAGAGGTTCGTCTGCACTCATCCAGCGTGACACGCAGAAGCAGATGCTGCTGCAGATCGCGACGTACGTACTCCACCCGACCCTTGCTAAG